CTAACAAGATACCAACTTGAAACAGATGCTGAATACACAGCAAGATTAAAAAACACACCATTAACCAATCACTGCTATTCAGTGGTTTCTATATACAAATCATTCTTGTTTAGACAAGCACCTGAAAGAGAGTTTGGAACTATTGAAAACATACCTGAGTTAGAAGACTTCCTAAGAGACGCAGATATGGATGGGCGTAGCCTGGATTCATTTATGAAGGATGCCGCAACTTGGGCAAGTGTGTTTGGACATAGTTGGATAATGATTACTCAACCTAATGTGGGAGCAAGAACACGTGAAGAACAAAGATTACAAGGTGTTCGCCCATATCTAAATTTACTAACACCATTAACCGTTTTAGATTGGCAGTATACACGTTCACCAAATGGTAGATATGAATTGGCATATTTCAAATATTTGGAAGACGTTAACCAATCAATTCGCGTTGTAAAAGAATGGCGCAAAGACACAATTAAAACAAGCATAGTAGATGTTGACAACAATGAAATTCAAGAAGAATATGAAGAAATAAATGGTTTAGGTGTTATACCTGCTGTTTGTATGTATAATATTAGAAGTACCGTTAGAGGCATAGGCGTTTCAGATTTAGCGGACATTGCGGACCTACAGCGTTTCATTTATAATGCTACAAGTGAAGTGGATCAGTCAATTAGACTTAACACACACCCATCGCTTGTTGCAACACCAGAAACAAACGTAGGCACGGGTGCTGGCGCACTAATTCATATGCCAGAAAACTTAGACGCAGGACTCAAACCATATCTTTTAGAATACAGCGGAGCAAGTGTAGCAAGTATTCATGATGCTATTCAAGTAACCGTAGATGCTATTGACAAACTTGCTAACACAGGTAGCATTCGCTCAACAGAAGCAAGAAGAATGAGCGGAGTTGCACAAGAACAAGAGTTTCAATTATTGAATGCTCGCCTAAGTGAAAAGGCAGATGCTGTAGAACTTGCTGAAGAACACATATGGAAATTCTTCTGTATGTATATGGGTTATGATTGGACTGGAACAATTGATTATCCAGGTTCATTTAACATCCGTGATACAGAAAGCGAAATACAACAACTTAAGATTGCACGTGATAGTGCTACTGATCCTAAGGTGTTAAAACAAATAGACAAACAAATACTTCAATGGATGGAAGTAGAAGAAAATGAAATAGAATCCCTGGATGCGTTTCAACCTCACGTGATGCGTGATCCTAATACTGGTGAGGAACGTATTGCTAAAACTGAGGCGGAGCATTTACAATTAGCGGCCCAGGGTTGGATCCATCCAGAGGACAATTCATAATGTTTGGGAGGGCAATTAAAATGGCTAAGAAGAAAAAAGGTGGCAAACGAGGCGGCAAACGCGGCGGTAAAAAATAAAGAGTTGTGGACAAATTATTTCCACAGCATACGTCACGTATGTCCATGGAGTTACAGCGCCTGGAAGCGGAACAAAATAGAAATTGTTTTGTGGCGTGGCGAGGCAGAAGAATTAAAAGGTTTAGAAGCAAGGGTGCATATACTAATAAATGCTAAACCCAGGCTGTTAAAGAAGATAGAGCAACGTCTAAACCAAGAAAAAGAATTTGAAGAATGGCTTCATAGTCATCCTTCATTTGGGATTAACTCTACTCCCGTTCCTGTTCTAATACAACAGGACAGAATAGGGTTGGAAAATGCCAGGAAAAACCACTTAAACGCGGTTTAACCTACATTTTACTAAATATAGATATAACTCATAAAGGAGGCGATGCACGATGTCAGACAATACATTGGTAAACGAAGACGCAACTCAAGCGGCGGTGCAAAACACAGAAATTGAGGCAAATGAAACAGCGGAAAGAACATATAGTCAGAAAGAAGTTGACGACATGATGGCCCGTATGAAGGGTTCAATCGTAAGAAAAGTTGAAAACAAATACGCTGACTTAGGTGATCCAGAAGAACTACGCCTGTTGAAAGCAGAGGCTGAAAAGCGTCAGCAAGAACAACAAATTAAGCGTGGTGAGTTTGAAAAAACACTTCAGGAACTTGCCGCTAAAAAGGATCAAGAAATCCAAAAGAGAGACTCTATGATTAAGGAGTACAAGGTTAACTCACCGTTGCTAAATTCAGCGGCGAAATACAGAAGCGTAAACCCAGAACAGGTTAAAACACTTCTTGCTAACCAAGTGCGCCTAAACGCAGAGGGTGAAGTAGAAGTTGTAGGCACTGATGGTAGTGTTCGCTATAATGATAGCGGATCACCAATTGGTGTAGATGATTTAGTTAAAGAGTTTTTAGATGCTAACACGCATTTTGTTGCTCCAACTGCTTCAACTACAAATTCTAAGAGTAGCCTGGGTGTTGAATCCAACACTGGTAAAATTGAGTTCTCTAAATTGGATATGTCTAATCCAGAACATAGAAAACGTTATGCTGAGGCAAAAGCCAAAGGCAATATCGTTTTTTAATGCCAACATTTTTAAGGAGATAAAGAAATGGCTAATAACACAACTATTAATAGCGAACTTTTTACCTCGTTGCTTGGTGATGCCCAGTTTGCGGCATACGAGTCCAGCATCGCGAGACAATTAGTTACGGTATTTGACATGCCTGTAAATTCAGGTAAAACAATCCAAGTTCCAGTATATACTGCTGTAACTGCGGGAACATTAACAGAAGCAACAGCACCTTCAGCGGCTGACACTAACACTACAAGTGTAGACATTACACTTGGTGAAGTTGGTACTTACTTCCAAGTTTCAGATTTCTTAAGAGATTCTGCACAAAGAGATGTAATTGCTGACTTAGGCGCACAAGCGGGTCGTGCTATTGCTGAAAAAATGGACAACCAAGTTTTTGCACTTTTCAATTCACTAACTCAATCAGTTGGTACTGAAGACTCTGCAATTACGGTTAACAATTTAATGGACGCTATTGCTACAATCCGTGGCAACAAAGTTACTGGTCCTTTAGCGGCTGTAATTGGTCCAAGACAGGCATTACAACTTAAGAAAGAACTTTACAACGCAGGTGGCACGGTTGCTACTGCTAACAACTATGGTGCTTCAGTTCTTGAAAGAGGCCTGATTGGATTTTTAGGTGGCTGTGCTGTGTACGAATCAGCACTTGTTAAGTCTGACTTAGACACTAACACTGACGCTGAATTGAACATGGTTGGCGCAGTATTTGCACCAACTGCAATTGGACACGCAATGCGTGGTGGTGTAAAAATGAAGACTGAAGACAAAGCGGCTTCAAGAAGCACAGACATCATGATGAGCGTTGACGTTGGACAGGCGATTCTACAGGCTTCACACGCAGTGAAGATTGTTGGATCAGCATCTGACTAATCTGGGAGTTAAGTAGTATGGCTTTCATAGTAGACAATAGTATCACTATTAGTTTCGCAGACTATCAAGATGTGTTTGATAAGGATCAACGCATATTTGATGCCAATGAGGGCCTGACTGACGATGTCGTAGAAGACGGATTAATTAGGGCGACGGAGCGTATTTTAACAAAGATACGCTCCACGTCTTGGTGGCGTTCATACTACATCAGACGCGATAGTTCTACAACTTACAATTCTGTGGCGGACATTCCAGCAGTAGATCCAGACAAGATTAAAGGACGTTTAAACGACTTTAGAGATTTGTCTATCTACATGGGTTTGTCAGAATATATCCTACCTATTGTTGCTGACTTTGGCAACGAGGACAATGCTGAAAGGCAGAAGATGGGATATTATGCTAACAAAGCAGAGAGTTTGTTTCAAGAACTTATTGTTGCTGGTGATTGGTATGATTTTGATGATGATGGCAGTATTGCTTCAGCAGAAAAAGAACCAGGACAAATTAACCTTAAGAGGATACGTTAGATGCGACAAGAGATACTAAACTACATAAACGGTTTGGCACTGGGAACTTTTAGTGTTTCAAGTGAACTACCATATGATACAAGCGGAAATCCAATGTACATTCAAAACGTAAAGAAAATTTACGTGGGCAATGAACAAACTTCAACGGAACCACTTGTTAGTGCTTTGGACGGACCTGTCATTGACAATGAAGTTCAGTCAGTTAGTATCTACTTTTCTGCGGATGCAAAGCAACTTCCAGCAAATTATGACACATTAGTATCTGACTTGAAAAAAGCAAAGAACATTACATCTGTCACAGGTATACACCGTAGAGAGATGGATGCGACTACTGAATTTCAAGGAGATTTAATAGTCAATACGTTGGAAATACGTTTTAACAAAGTAATCTAAAAAGGAGAAAACGAAATGGCTTACATTTATCCAGCACCAGGCGTCAGCGGCGTTCAAGCAACACTATCAATTAGCATTGCGTCAAACGCATCTGATTCTGGTTTAAGCGTTCCTGCATTGCAGGACGTTACAATTAACAATGCCAATGATGTTTTTACCTGGACACAATTGGATAGTGGTTCTAAGCAACAAATTGCTACAACTGCTACTAATAGTTTAGGTATGAACTTGGTATTGGAACAAACTTCATTTTTTGGGGATGGAACGACACCAGTTACTGATGCCGCCCACTCTGGAATCTTTGGTTTGTCAAAAGACAAGACTAAAGTCGCATTTGAACTTTACTTGGGTGACACTGATGGTGGCGCAACAGGTAAAACAATCAGCGGCGAAGGTTATGTAACAGGATTAGCCCCTACGGTATCTGCGGATGCGCCAGTATGGGTATCGCCTATTACAATCACCGTTGACGGTGACTACACGATTTCCTAAGGTCCTTAGGGGAGCGAGGGAACTTATTACAATGCATTGTAATGGGGGGAATATGGGGCGTTTTATATGCCCCATTTTCTTTTTCTAACTAAATACAATTGAAGGATAGATAGATGGATGTATTAGATAAAAAGACGGACTTAGAATTAGTCCAAAGCATACAGGCAGAAGCGGCGAAAGCCACAAACGAGTTACAATGTGCTCGTAAAGACATTGAAAAGGCAACAGCAAGATTAAAATTTGTTGTAATGCTTACACACAAACTGATTGAAAGAAAAGGAGATTAACAGATGAAACTAAACGAACTCGCAAAAGAACCAAAACTTACCAAAATTGAAATTGATGATCCAGCGGTTGTAAAATCGTATGGAGAGCCTATTGAGTTTTGGATCTACGACAGAGTGGATATGTCAACTTT